GTAAAAGAAACTAATATTCAAGATATGTTGTTCCTCGAAAACCGGGATAGAAAATACGACCCTGATGTTTACGTTATGCGTGGTATTTACAGCGTTCAAGACATTGACTTTGATATGAGTCAGTTTGGATTATTCTTACAAAATGATACATTGTTTATGACAATACCTATCAACTATAGTGTTAAGACACTAGGGCGTAAGATAATGCCAGGAGATGTTATTGAACTTCCTCACTTAAAAGACGAGTATGCACTTAACGATTATAGTGTTGCACTAAAACGTTTTTATGTTGTAGAGGACGTGAATAGAGCCGCAGAAGGATTTACCCAAACGTGGTATCCACACTTATACAGGATTAAACTCAAACAAATTGTTGATAGTCAAGAGTTCAAAGAAATACTTGATTTACCATCTGAAGAAGGTAGTACAAATACTTTGCGTGATGTGCTTAGTACGTACGAACAGGAAATGCAAATTAATAATGCAGTTCTTGCTCAAGCAGAAGCAGATGCACCTAGTGCAGGCTTTGACACTACGCACTTGTATACACTAGCTGTAGACGAAAATGGTAAACCGGACTTACAAACAACAGACATGAATGATCTTGATGCTAGTTCGCAAGAATTGTTAGCTGATAGAATCAATCAAACACCATCACGTAGCGGATATCAAGGATATTTACTTGGTGACGGTATACCACCTAATGGTGAAGCATTTGGACACGGTGCTGGCTTTCCTACAACTGCAATCGAAGGAGACTTTTTCTTGCGTACAGACTTTATGCCAAACAGATTATTTAGAAATGACGGCAAGCGTTGGGTTAAACAAGAAGATAATGTACGCATGTCATTAAGTAATACTGATACTAAGGCTACACAAAAAGGTAAATTTATTAACAACACTACAACTAATCAAATTGGTGGTGAAACTGTTGTCGAAAGACAGCCGTTGAGTAAAGCACTCAAACCTAGGGCAGACAACTAATGCAACATTTTTATGATGGACAAATAAGAAGATATATTACTCAACTAGTTAGACTAATGAGTAACTTCTCGTATAAAGATGGCAAAGGAAATTTAGTCCAAGTTCCTGTTATGTATGGAGATATTACACGACAAGTTGGTTCTATTATTAAAGATAACAGCGAAAACAAAATTCCAAGTGCGCCACGCATTGGTTTATATGTTACCGGTCTAGAAATGGATCGTACTAGAACTGCTGATGCATCTTATACAGGTAAAGTGCATATTAGAGAACGCACTTACGATGCAGACAACAATGAATATTTAAATACACAGGGTAAAAATTATACTGTAGAACGTATGATGCCTACTCCGTTTTTATTAAATGTAAACGCAGACATTTGGTCTACTAACACAGAACAAAAATTACAAATACTAGAACAACTATTAATGTTGTTTAATCCTAGTTTAGAAATACAAACTACTGACAACTACGTAGACTGGACAAGTTTAAGTGTTGTTAATTTAGAAAACATTAACTTTAGTTCAAGAAGTATTCCTATGGGAACTGAAACTGAAATTGATGTTGCAACACTAGGATTTCAAACACCTATCTTTATTAGTCCTCCAGCTAAAGTTAAAAAACTTGGAATTATTACAAGTGTTATAATGAGTATTTTTGACGAAACTAAAGGAACTATTGATTTAGGAGACTCAATGCCTGAGCTTCAAGCATATGATGATAGTTGGAATAATACTGTTAAGAATAAAGAAAAAGATAATAGAATACGTATTGTAGCTACAACAGCGGCAGGGTATGATGCTATTGTTACTAACACTATTGTTCAACTTGGCAAGAACGGAATTAGTGGAGAAATTAGTTGGCGTACAGTACTTGAATCTGAACCAGGTGAGTATACCGCAGGACTAAGTCAAATTTATCTAAACAGAATAGACTTAGGTGCACCAATTGTTGGAACATTTGCACTTAATACATTAGATGAAACACAGATTATTGTTAACTGGGATATTGATACTATTCCAACTAATACAGTTATGGGGTTATCTGGTAGTCCACAAAAAGGAACTATTGATGCAATTATTGATCCTACAAGAACTAACCCAACAAGTCTTAAACAATCAGGTGTTAGAATATTATTATTAGGCGATATTGGTGCTACTGGCAATACAGACGGTGCTGATGCTTGGAAGAACGCAGGCGGTGTTGATTCACTTATTGCTAAAGAAAATGATATTATTGAGTGGTCTGGAACAGAATGGCAAATAGTATTTGATTCAAGTACCAAAACAGATACAGCTACAGACGTAACTTATACAACCAATTTAAACACAGGCGTACAATACAAATGGGACGGTCTAGAATGGACATTGTCCTTTGAAGGCGAATACCGAAAAGGAAGCTGGCGTATAGTTCTGTAAATAAGTACTTGTATGGAAAACATTATCTGTTCAGGTGCATTATTCTATTCGTTGAAAACTCAACGTTTTTTATTCCTACATCGAACACAATCAAAACAAAACAATGTTTGGGGATTAGTTGGTGGAACTAATGAAGACCAAGAAATCCCATATAAAGCACTTCTTAGAGAAATTGAAGAAGAGCTAGGTAATCTTCCTAAAATTATTAAATCAATACCGTTAGAAACGTTTGTGAGCAATGACGAGAAATTTAGTTTTCACACATACCTATGTGTAGTCAATGATGAATTTATGCCAATATTAAATCAAGAACATGATGGATATGCGTGGTGTAGTTTCAACAAATGGCCCAAACCTTTGCACCAAGGTCTTCGTAACACACTACAAAATAAGATGAACTTGACCAAGTTACAAACGGTATTTCAACTAGTTTCGTTATTACAAGAATCGGATATTTAAATGAATAAAGTTTTAGTAATCGGCGATGTAATCGTTGACAAATACATTTACGGAACTTCAACACGGATTAGTCCAGAAGCACCTGTGCCTGTAATTACATATATTAATGAAAAACAAACGTTAGGTGGCGCAGGGCTTGTACATAAAAACTTGCTTAGTTTAGGAGTTGATTCTACACTATATGAAACAGGACATGAATATAGTATTAAGACTAGAGTTATTTGTGACGGGCATTATGTTACACGTATTGACGATGATAAACGTGCAAGTGGTGACGCAGTATTAGCCGTTGTATTGGCTAATGACTTTTCACAATACGAATATGTAATACTAAGTGACTATGACAAAGGTGTATTAGACAATGCAAACCAAATTATTGCACATATTACTAGTCAAGGACCTAAAGTAATTGTAGACCCTAAACGTTATGCACACGAGTATGAAGGTGCTTGGTTAGTAAAACCTAACAATAGTGAATTTACTAAATTTGAATTTGACGAATGGCAAGGTAATATTATTACTACCAGTGCAGGGGCTAACGTAGTTGCTACAATAGACAATATTGAATATGATATACCTGTTGCACAAGCTGAAGTGTCTGATGTTACAGGAGCAGGAGATTGTTTCCTTGCTACGTTTGTATATGCACTAACAAAAGGTTACACCCATAAACGTTGTTTAGAATTATCAGTCAAAGGTGCTACTGAAGCAGTTAAACATGTAGGCACACATATCATAACAATTGATGATATTAATGATAGTGTTGTATGGACCAACGGCGTATTTGACATACTACATATAGGTCATTTAAAGCTTCTACGACACGCACACACGCTTGGTAAACACCTCGTGGTGGGCATTAACAGCGATGCGAGTGTGAAGCGTTTAAAAGGTGATTTAAGACCCATTAATAACGAGCAACTACGCAAAGAAGCATTATTAGAATTAGGGTTTATTAACGAAGTTGTTATTTTTGACGAAGATACACCACAAGAAACTCTCGAAATTGTTAGACCAGACATTATTGTTAAAGGTGGCGATTATACTGTAGCAACGACAGTAGGAAATGAGTTAGCTGAAGTAGTTATCTTTCCAACAGTAGACGGACATAGTACAACAAATTTGATAGAGAGGATGACATGAATATATTGATTACAGGCACAGATGGATTTATTGGAAAACATCTTGCGGTATACTTACAACACAAGGGACATAACGTTGAAGGGTTTGAATGGAAGCCAAACGTTATACCTGATCCTGAACCATATGATAGAGTAATTCATCTAGGTGCTATTAGTAGTACTACTGAAACAGATGTTGAAAAGATAATGGAACAAAATTACGAGTTCTCAATGCGACTCCTACAACTATGTGATCAAAAAGGTACTTCATTAATGTATGCTTCTAGTGCTAGTGTGTATGGCGACACGTTTGCAGAAAATTCTAAACTGCAACCACAAAGTCCTTATGCATGGTCAAAGTATTTGTTTGATAGATTTATAATGCAAGTGCCAGAGTTTATGATTAATGTACAAGGATTTAGATTCTTTAATGTATACGGTCCAGGTGAAGAACACAAAGGTGACCAACAAAGTGTATTTGGCAAGTTTGAAAAACAAGCCAAAGAAACAGGAGTTATTAAAGTTTTTGAAGGCAGTGATAAAATAGAAAGAGATTTTATTCACGTTGGTGATGTATGTGAAATTATTGAAAAATTTATCGACGTTGACAACACAGATATTTGGAATATTGGTACAGGGTATCCAAGGACGTTTATGGATATTGCTACGTTGTATGCTGTGAAGTATGATGCTAAGATTGAAGAAATTCCAATGCCATCAGAGCTACAAGGGCAGTACCAGTATTACACATGTTCAGACAATAAGAAGTTAATTAATAGTATAGGTGTTCATAAATTCAGAACAATAGAGGAGTATGTAAATGCCAGCAAGACATAGCGGTAAAGTAGATAAAGGTTGGGGATACGAATTAATTTGGGCCACTAACGATCAATACTGTGGTAAGATTATGGTATTTGATAGAGTTGGTGCTAAGTTTAGTATGCACTTTCATAAAGAAAAAGACGAATCATGGTTTGTAAATGCAGGGTCATTTAAGTTACGCTACATTGATACATCAACTGCATTAGTAATGGAAAGAGTTTTAAACTCCGGCGATACATGGAGAAATCCTCCATTAATGCCGCATCAATTAGAAGCATTAGAAGCCGGTAGTAGTATTACTGAAGTAAGCACTCCTGACTCTATTGAAGATAATTATCGTATTGCTCCAGGTGATAGTCAACCACCACCGCCACAACAAGAGATTGTTAATGATCCAAATACACAGGCGTAAGTTAGATCTAAATTTAAGTCAATTAAAACATAATTGTAATTTTGTTTATAGGCAAATTATAGACGAGATTGCAATTCCTAATCAAGAAATTGATACTAAACATACATCAATTCCAACGGCAGTAAGTCAATACTATAACTTGTTTACAAGTATTATGCCTGGTATGTTTGAACTACAACGTGCTATTAGAAACGAATTTAAAAACAACATTCCGCATGATGAAAGTCTAGAGTACTGGATTGTTGGTTGGTTAAATTATTGGCCTAAACAAGGAACAACACTTACCTGGCACGGACACGAGTACGGAGATGATGATAATTGTTTCCACGGGTACTTGGGTGTACAAAGTGAACCATCGCAAACTATATATCGCAACATAGGTGAACAAGCATTAGAAATTGCTGTTGAAAACAAAAACGGACAGTTAGTTATTACTAACAGCAAAGGTGTCGAACATATGACTAGTGATTGGAAACAAGATGATCCTCGTATTACTATTGCGTTTAATATACAACCTAGAGAAACTGTTTTACAAGAAGTAGGAAATAAACTTAATTATTATGTCGGACTTTAAAGAGCTATTTTCTGTTCCCATACTAGAACATAATGTTCCAAGTCGTATTGCAGATGACGTTGAACAGTTTGTAGTACCACGTTTAGAACTAATACCAAGACCTAGCAACGATGCTCCGCATAGTACAGATTATTTTGAACCTA